AATTGTTGACAAAAACAAAATATTGTGGTATTATCTTAAGGCATGTGTGGCGTATATCTGCGGGTGTAGCTCAATGGTAGAGTTCCAGCCTTCCAAGCTGGCTGCGTGGGTCTGATTCCCATCACCCGCTCCACTATATGCGCCAGTAGCTCAGCTGGATAGAGCAACGCCCTTCTAAGGCGTGGGTCAGGGGTTCGAATCCCTTCTGGCGCACCAGCAGAAATGCGTGGTGGGTATAGCTCAGTTGGTTAGAGCGCCAGGTTGTGGCCCTGGAGGTCAAGAGTTCGACTCTCTTTACTCACCCCATTAATTTTTTTGTTGGGGTGTCGCCAAGCGGTAAGGCACGAGACTTTGACTTTCGCATTCGCAGGTCCGAATCCTGCCACCCCAGCCACTTGCAAATTTATATTATATTGGGGTGTCGCCAAGTGGTAAGGCATTGGACTCTGACTCCAACATCCCGTAGGTTCGAATCCTACCACCCCAGCCAATATTTGTGGTTCATTAGCTCAGCCGGTAGAGCACATGACTTTTAATCATGGTGTCCCGGGTTCGATTCCCGGATGAGCCACCAAAAATCAACAAAAAACAAAAAAAATACGTTTTTTAAGCCGTTTTCTTATCGAGAGCGGCTCTTTTTTTGTTTATACGGGGAAAAGTTTGGGTACTACTTTGGGTACTGCTTTGGGTACTAATTCAGGGTTTTTACCGCTCAAAATCTTTCAATTGTGCAAAATAAGCGGAAAAAGGAGAGTTTTCGCGTTTCAGAAAATGCGTGTAAACATCTTTTGTCATAGCCAAAGTAGCGTGACCGAGCCATTTTTTGGTCAAAAGTTCGTTAATATTCGCCAAATGACACATAGAAGCAAACGTATGACGCGTAGAATGAACGGAAACGCCCTCTAAACTCAATTTTTTGAAAATTTTCCCGAAAGCGAGTTTAACGGCGTTATATGTGAAGTGTTCGTTTATGCAAAACAATAAATCCTCACGCAGACTTTCGTTAAAGTTGATAAAGCGTTCGGAAGAGCGGTTTTTCGTGTCGTGTTCGAGTATTCCGTCGCGATTAACCATTTTATTGACCCGTATTTCGTCGTCGCCGATGTCGTCGGGCGTGAGAGCCAAAAACTCACTGATTCGCATACCCGTGCAACACAGGCAGGAGAAGAGCCGACGGTATTTATCCGAACAAGCGTTCAGAATGGCGACTTGTTGGTCTGCCGTAAAAGCGCGTTTGTGTTCCGAGTTGACTTTCGGTCGTTTAAGCAATTCGCACGGATTCTTCTTGATTTTTTCAGAGATAACCGCTTGTCTGAGTGCTTGGTTGAGAATATCGAAAGTCTTACGCCGTGCGTTATCTCCGTCAATCGAATTGAGAAACTGTTGTAAATCGTCGGGTTTTAAGTCTTTCAGCGGAATGGTTATTGTTTTGATTTTAGTAAAAGCGGAATTATAGCCTATTTTCGAGTTCGGGCGCAATTCCCTTTCTTTGTATGTAATGTACCAATATTCCACCCACTCATAAAGCGAGGAAGAAACCTCTTTTTTGTCAGTTTTTCCCTCAGAAACCTCTTTTTTTGCGAGTTCTTTTAATTTATCATAAGCCTCCTGTTTGGTTTTAGCCGTTACCGTGCGATGTCGGAATCGTCCCTTCCACCACGAGTAGCGGCTATTTTTATTTTCACGGGTTCGTTTACGAATAGAGCCTGTTCCGTATGGTAGATAAACCGCCACGGAAACCTCCTCAGCCCGTTTTTCCGTCAACAATTGAAACTTAACTTCTGGATATTTGGACGGCTTTCCGCCCTCACTTACAATACGAAAAGGCGATTTGCGCGTAATCGGTTCATTTGCGAAATCGTCGTTTCCTATTATTTTGCCACACAATAACGAGGCTTTTTGTAAAGCCTCCGCTAAAAGGTCGAGCAATCTCCTTGTATCATCTTCCACTCCATATACTCCTCCAAAAAATATTTAACCTACATTGCTTTGGGAATTTTTGAGAAACGCTTCGGCATAGCCGAGGACTTTTCCTTGCTGTACTGCTGTCAGTTGCCTGAACAGAGCGAGCATTTCTATCTCTTGCGATGTTAAGTTACTTGATTGTGTACGAGCCGCTTTCGGAGCAGGCTCCGTGTAAAAATAATTCTCGGGCAAATCAAACGCTTCGGAAATTCTTGCAAGCGTGCGCCGAGAGGGGGCTGATAACCCATTTTTCCAACGTTGAATAGCCCCGTTCGCTAAACCGACTTTTTTTTCAAATGTATGGGGGTTTAGCCCTTGTTTTTCGATTAGGTCATATACTTTTTCAATGATTAAATCCATAATTTTTCTCCATAGACAAAAAAACTAAAAATATTTTCGTTAAATTAACTAAAAACGCTTGACATTTAGTTAAAATAACGATATAATATAGGTGTAAACACGATTTACAAAACAATGTTGCGCATATTTCTTCAATTGTAACAGAAAAAAGAAGAAATGTCAACAAGGAGTAGCAAATGTTTTGGTGGGATGTTTTAGGTGTTATATGTTGGATTATGATAGCGACAGCAGGACTTGCTTTTATCGGGATATTTGTCGCGGCAGGATTTGAAAGCGTTAAAGCGGTATATGCGTGTTCGTTTGTTTTTAATTTTGCTTATGCTTCTGTGATGATAATTTTGCTTGTCGCGCAGAAGTACTACGGCGTTTGATAATGCTTAATTTCGATTTGTCCAAGTCTTTATTCATAAGAGCAACGATGTTATTGACAGCAGGGATTAAATCGGAATGGGCAATCTCCTGTCGAGATGTCAGAACTATTTCTTGTAAAGCCTTTACGGTTTCTTCATCGGCAACAAGCATAGCGGAGTTTGCGGCTTGGACGAAAAGGTAATGTCGACATCCCGTTGCGGTGTACGTGCCGCTTGCTATCATAAAATCGTTGTACGCCTTGAATTTATTTTCGTAAAACAAATCGATTTTTCGCAATTTAGCGTTATGCCGATTGTTAATAACAGCAACGACAATAGGTACGATAATTGAGCAAAGAGTTGCAAGGGTACTCATAATGGCGGCAATTTCTGTCGAATGTTCAAAAAAGAATTTCATAAGTAAAAACTCCTATACCTTTAAGTATAGCAAAGTTTATAAAAAATGTCAACAAGATTTACAAAAAGGAGGTGTTCTAAATGGACGCAAAGAGATTGGAAAAGTTAAGAGTTAAGAAAGGGCTGTCGCAAGTAGAGTTTGCGGAGCGAATCGGAGTAAGTCGTCAAGCCGTATGGAAAATGGAAAGCGGCTTTATGAATCCGTCGGTCGAAACCCTTAAACTCATAGCGAAACTTTTCAACGTCACGACCGATTATTTGCTCGGAATGTAAAACTTCAAAAAAGTCAATGGAGGATAGAATAATGACTAACGAAGAATTTATCAAAAACTTAAAAACGGAAGAACTGGCGCGTGTGCTTAAATACGCAACCGACTGTCGGCATTGTCCGATTCGTGCTTTCTGCAACGAAACCGATTGCGAAGATTGTGAAGAAACGTGGTTTCGTTGGCTGAAAGCAAAAAAGACGGCGGAGGACTTGAACAATGATTGACGTAAGCGATGTATGCAGAATGACGCTCGAAGCGGAAGATATGCGCTCAAAGCTCAATTGTTGGAAAAAGACCTGCAAAGAAAAGAGGCTCGCTTTGGAGCAAAACGGAGCGTGGGACGGCAAAGCGTGGGAAACTGCGTACGACATTGGAAAAGCCGTTGAAAAGGTAGACTTCATTATGACCGACTTGCTCGGAGAAATGGACAAGCTTGTAGAACAAATAAAAAAGGAGAGTAAATAAAATGTACATGGTAGTAATCAGACATGGAAGAGCATGCAACGCCTACATAAAATTCGACGAAAAAACGGCGTTGGCTAAAATGAGGGAAATCGCCCTGACGAGGAACTTCGACAAAATCGTGTGTGTAAAAATGGAGGGCAGTAACATATGCGTAAACTCTTTGAGATAAACAGCGATATTGAAAAGTTGCTTGATAAAAACTCCGTCATCGTAATGGGCGAGAACGGCGTAGATACGGAAACGGGCGAGGTATTCAACCTTGCGGAAAGACTGAACGCTTTGACGGTTGAGAAGAATGAGAAAATCAAAAGCGTTGTCGTGTATCTCGACGACCTGAACGGCAAACTTGAAAGCATACGAGAGAAACTCGACAATTACAACAAAATCAAAAAGTCCCTCGAAAGAGAGATTACGGGCTTAACAGATTATCTTCTGTTTGCGACGGACAAGCAAGGTTTTAAGGACGACGAAATCGAAATGAAAGTCAAAAAGACTATGCGGTGCGTGCTTACGGACGAAACGCTTATCCCCGAACAATTCATTAAGACAAAAACGGAAACGAGCATTTCCAAAACGGATATTACGAAAGCGATAAAAGCGGGCGAAACCGTACCGGGCGCAGAAATGCAAGCGAACTACTCCGTGCAAATATTGTGAGGTGACATATGGACAACTTGGAATTATACAAGGGCTGGGCAAATGTCCCAAAAGAAGCACAAAAACCGTTCGATAACGGCACTTTCAAAGGAACCGACATCAATACCATGTGGCGCATAAAAGTGCTTACGGAAAGGTTCGGAGCCTGCGGCGTAGGCTGGTACTACAATATCAAACGCGTATGGAGCGAGAACCTCGGCGACCAATGCGGCGAAATCTTATCGTATGCGGAAATCGAACTTTTCATTAAATACGACGGAGAGTGGAGCAAGCCTATCGCTGGTATCGGCGGTAATAAAATGCTTGCATACGTTAAGAGCAAAGATTATTACAAGTCATCGGACGAAGCGTACAAAATGGCAGTGACCGACGCTTTCGGAAACGCTTGCAGAAACCTCGGAATCGGCGCAAATACGTATTGGGAAAACGACAAGACCAAATACACGGAAGAGCCGAAGAAAAGCAAAGAAGAGTTAATAAAAGACGACCGGGCAAAACTAATTGAGGCTAATAAGCCGCAGGATATGACGGTAGCGGAGTTAAAAGCACTTGCTGCCGAACATAACTGTCTTAAACTATCGGCGGCGAACGAAGAGAATTTCAAAGAGTTTATCAAGGAGCTTAAAGAATGGAAATCATCGACGGAAGAGTAAAGGACTATGACGAGCGCGGAATACTCACGGTCGTTGCAGATTACCCGAACGCCGAGCGGTTCATAAATCGCGACTTCAAAACGTGCCGAATCGTCTTAAACGACAGCCGGGAAATATCCGCCGAACAGAGAAAAAAGGTATACGCGCTTCTGAACGAGATATCCGAGTATATGGGCGAAATGCCCGAATACACGAAAAGACTTTTCAAACTTAAATTCATACACGACACGATGAAAGGGCTTGCAGACGGCATATTTTCGCTTTCTGACTGCGACGTGACTACGGCAAAGGAATTTATCACCTATTTGATTGATTTTATAATAGCGCACGAAATTCCAACAAGAGTGCCGCTTGCAGAACTGTGCGAAGATGTCCAAAAATACGTTTATGCTTGCGCAATGCAAAAAGTCTGTTGCGTATGCGGCAGAAAAGCCGATTTACACCACTACGACGCTATCGGGAGCAAATACGACCGAAGCAAGGCAGTACATGAGGGTTTACGAGCGTTGCCGTTGTGCCGGGAACATCACACCGAAGCGCACAACGTCACGAAAGAAGTATTTTTGAAAAAATACCATATCGAGCCGATAGTGCTTGATAAAAAACTATGTAAAAAATGGAGGTTACCATATGAACCTTAAAGAATTGAGAAACAGCGTGGGCGCAAAACAAAGCGAACTCGTAACCGCGCTGAACAAAGAGGGATTGAAAGCGACCAAAGCGGACATATCCCGAATAGAGAACGGCATAATCGAAACGTACTTATTTTTGGCATTTAGAGCCGAGGAAATTCTCAAACGTAAAACTGCACTCCCGAAAGCAAAAAACGCAACAGAGGCGAAATTTGGAAGTTGCAACCGCATTGCCGAGCGAGTTATGGAAAGGATAGAACAAAACGGCTTTACAAACTACGAAGATTTGGCGATAACGCTTATGACGAGCAATAAACGCGAAATACGAGCGGCTGTAATGGAAACGCGCTGCGCTTACCCGATAATCGACCGTGAGGGCGGCGGTTGGGCGTTGGCAACGACGATAGCCGACTGCGACAAGCAGATAGGCATTTACGAAAAAAAGAAGCGTGTGTACTCTTATCAGGAAACGCCGCTGATTGCTAAAAAATACGAACTGCAAAAGGAGAGAGGTTAATGGAAGATTTACAGCAAAGTTTTTATGCGGTAATACCTGCGGACGTGAGATACGACGCGCGGCTTACGGCAAACTCGAAACTGCTCTACGGTGAGATAACCGCCCTCTGCAATATGCACGGTTTTTGTTGGGCAAAAAACGAGTATTTTGCCAAACTTTACGGCACTTCCGAACGCAGTATTCAACGCTGGATTGACACTCTCGTTTCGTGTGGTTACATCATTAAAAACTATCTCCGTGACGATAGCGGCGCACTTGCCGAACGTTGTATATCGATACAAACGTACCGATTGTCACCACGTGACAAAAATGTCGTTTCCCCCACGACAAAAATGTCGTCCCTTAATAAGGATGAATATTTTAAATATTATAATAATAACCCCCCTTACCCCCCAAAGGGGATTTCGGGAGAAAAAAACTCTTTTTCAATCGATGATTACAAATTGTCCGAGGCTATGAAAAGCAAGGTTGGCGAGTGGGTCGAGTACAAAAAAGAGCAGCACAAATTCAAGTATTCAGAGCAAGGCTTCAAGTCGTTTATAAAACAACTTCAAAACTACATAGAAAATTGCGGAGAAAGCAACGTCATAAAGGCAATAGACGAAGCAATGGCTAACGGATATAAAGGCGTTGTGTGGGACGTCCTGAAACGCAAGAAAAAGGACAAGCCCGAAAAGAGTTACACAAGTGAGCAACTCAACGGAATGTTCAATAATCTTGATTACGAGGACTTGTGATTATGGAAGAATTAGCGTTCGTGTTGTTCTCCGAGGCGTTCATCTTAACGTTTTACGGGATATGGAAAGTCGGCGAAAAAATAACGAATAAAATCAAGGAGAAATACAATAATGGCAAATAAATGTTTTTTTATCGGAAACTTAACCAAAGACCCCGAGGGTGGCTCGACTACAAGCGGGATATCGTATTCGCGCTTCACTATTGCGGTTAATCGCAGATATACCGATTCCAACGGCGATAGAATAACGGATTTTATCCCGGTGACGGCGTGGCGAGGACTTGCTGACAACTGCAATAAATACCTTGTTAAAGGTAATAAAATAGCCGTCGAGGGTCAATTGAACGTTTCGACTTACGAAAACGACAAAGGCGAAAGACGAACAAAGTTCGATATATCCGCCGATACGGTCGAGTTCTTATCTCCGAGAAACGAGGATAAACAGCCTGCGGAAGATAAACATACTGCGACGGTTGCGGATAAGAGCGAAAACAAAAAGTTTACCGACCTGAAAGAAGCCGAGGATGATTTTCCGTTTTGAGGTGCAATATGAAAGTAGACATTTTTAACACGGACAAAAAGTATGACATTATCTATGCAGATCCCCCGTGGGCATACCGCAACATGGGAAATATTCAAGCCACTGCGAACAGCCACTATTCTACGATGAAACAAGAGGATATTGAAGCTTTGCCGATAGGACAATTAGCTAAACCCAATTCGATATTATTTATGTGGGCAACATTCCCCAAAATGCAAGAAGCGTTGAATACGATAAAAGCATGGGGTTTTGAATATAAAACAGTAGGGTTCACATGGATAAAGAAAAACAAAAATGGCTCAAACTTCTTTGGGGTAGGGTGGTACACCAAGTCTAATGCAGAGGTTTGTTTAATAGGCGTTAAAGGGAAGCCCCCAAAAGTATCAAACAAAGTTTCGCAAATTATCGAAAGCGTACGTGAGGAACACAGCAAAAAGCCAGACATTGTGCGAGATAAAATAATAGAATTTTGCGGTGATTTTTCACGGATAGAACTGTTTGCACGGCAATATGCGAAAGGCTGGGACTGTTGGGGAAACGAAGCTCCTGAGGATAAGGAGTAAAATAGTTTGAGTAAACGTTACATATACAAGGTCGTCGTAAAAAACGGCGATAAAGTTAGAACGGTTTTATCTGTTCGAGCAATAGCGGATATGCGGTTTGTCAAGCGTTGGTATTATCAGAAATATCAGCAAAAGGACGGCGACGTGTTCGTGATTTGCTCGGACGAAGAGGCTGTGTGGGAGGCAATGAGAGGATGTCAGAAAAGCGAACCAAAGAAGATTTGAGGGAATTGCAGGCATTACCGCTTGACTTAAAAATTCTCAAAACCAAAAATCGCATAAAAGAGTTCGTTGATTATTATGGCGGCATTGATTATTGCAGAGTTTCCACGAGTGGCGGTAAAGACAGTACGGTGCTATGGTATATCGTCAAAGAGTTATATCCCGAAGCGAAAGGCGTGTTTTGCGACACAGGACTTGAATATCCCGAAATACGGCAGTTTGTTAAAACATTAGGCGATATTGAGTTTGTTCGACCGAAAATGAGGTTTGACGAGGTTATAAAAACATACGGTTATCCCGTTATCGGCAAAGAAGTGGCGGACTGTGTTTACTGGGCAAAAAGAGGGAACCAAAGCAGAATTGAACGCTTGAACGGAACGTGGCGGGATAAGAACGGCGAACTGTCTATGTACAATGTTCCGAAGTACAAACCGTTGCTTGACGTTGATTTCAATATCAGCGGGAGGTGTTGCGGCATTATGAAAGAGCAGTCCGTGTATCAACTTCACAAAGCGACAATAACGGCTGTAATGGCAGAAGAAAGTCGTATGCGGTTGTCGGCGTGGCTGAAAACAGGTTGTAACGCTTTTAAGAAAAATAAGTCAAACCCAATGTCGTTTTGGACAAATCAAGACGTTTTGCAATTCTTAAAAAGTCGCAATATCCCGATAGCAAGTGTTTACGGTGACATTGTGTATAAAGGCGATGACGGTATGTTGTATGAAAACAGCATATGCGGAGGAAATCTCTGCACGACGGGCTGTCAACGCACAGGTTGTATGTTCTGCGCGTTCGGGGCGCATTTGGAAGAAGAAAGCCGTTTCGTACGCTTAAAACAAACGCACCCGAAGCACTACAAATATTGTATGGACGGTGGAGAGTATGTTAATGGCATATGGCAACCGAACAGCAAGGGATTAGGAATGGCGCATGTATTAGATATGTTAAACCGCCTTTACGGCAAAGATTTTATTAAATATTGAGGTGATTAAAATGAGGGAAATAGAACTTGATAAAATGACTGCGGAAGAAGTCAGTAAACTTTTTCATAAAAAACAGATTGAGTGTAAAACTTGCGCGGAATTTGTAATAATGGCTTGTACCGACCAAGAATACATAATGATTAAAGAACGAGTAATAGAAAACATAAAAAAACTTTATCATAAGCAGGGGGTGGAAGAATGACAAATTTTGAAAAGATAAAGGATATGGGTATAGAAGATTTTACGCTTTGGTTGTCCAATTTGGTGGATTGCGGGAATTGTACTCTTAGAAAGTGTGACGGACTATGTTATAAGGCGTGGCTTCGTTGGCTTAAAAGTGAGGCGAAAGAATGATATATCTTGGTAATTTATCGATAGAGCAGATTGAAAGAGAGTATTGTGTTTTATTCTCCGAAGAAGATAAAAAATGGTTGTTAGAACACCATCAAGACAAAGCAGAAAAGATTGAAAGTGATAAATGGCATTTCTTTGATATACCGAGAGTTGTAATTGTTGGAAGTCAAGAATTTGGACGGGAATTATATAATAGACTGACTAAATATAAATTTGTTGGTCAATTTAGAATAGGAGTGGAAGAATGAAAAGCGTTTTAATATCAATCAAACCGCAATGGTGCGAGAAAATTGCAAGTGGACAATGTAAAATTCTCGTCCGTAAGTCCGCACCGAAAGAAGTCCCGTTTAAGGCTTACATCTACGCAACAAAACCCAAAAAGTTTTATAAGTGCGGGGCAATTAGTACAAGCGACGAGTTGTTATGGCTCGCAAACGGTAAAGTCGAGATAAGTGACGGCTTTAAGTTTTGGGCGGATGGTGACGAGTATCAAGGCTTAAACGGTAGAGTAATCGGCGAGTTTATTTGCGATAAGGTAGAAGTGCTTTTCAATACAAACGGCAACCCCGAAAATTATATGACGGATATTTTACCGACCGTTTTACAAAAAACAGCGTTATCGTTCAAAGAATTTCAAGATTATGTGGGGAGCAGGTCAGATAAAAATAATATTTACGGCTGGCACATCTCCGACTTAAAGATTTACGACAAATCGAAAGAGTTGAGCCTGTTTTATGCGAAGTGCAATATCCCTGAAAGTAAATGCAAATTATGCGACAACTGTTTTTACAAAGAGAATGGTTACGGTAAGGATTATGCCGTTAAAAAACTAACCCGTCCGCCACAATCGTGGATGTATGTTGAGGAGATATTGCTATGAAAACATGGAAGAAAACGTTGGGCTTAGGAATCATCTGCGTTGTCACAGGTTTGCTATGTGTACTGCTTGAGTTCCACAGAGCGGGTATTTTATAAGGGGATAGTCATGAAAAAAATTTTTGAGGAAAAATTACAAAAAAGAGAGGTCAAGAAAAATGGAAGATATATGTAAAATCTGTCCTGTTCCGCAAGCGGAACGAGATGCCGCCGACTGTTCGACGGTCTGCGGAGCAGTAAGAGCTGGAATCAATTGGCAAAAGCTGTATGAAGCTACCGCTACAGAGTTCCTTGAGGTTAAAGCCAATCTCCGAAAAATGACGGACAATTATAATGCGATTTTGAAGCAATGCGCACATTTAAGGCAAGCCCTTGCCGAGCGTGAAAATTATATTGCTTCATTGCAGAAATTCACGTCCGAAGTGCAAGTGAAAGCCGTCAAAGAGTTTGCGGAAAAATTGAAAGAAAAAACAGGAACAAGTTTTGATTATTATGAGCATTTTCAAAAAGTTGTATTGTCAGAACAAATTGACGAATTATTAAAGGAGTATGAGAAATGAAAAAATTCAAAGCAATAATTTTATGTATTATGTGTGTAATGCTGTTGGGATTGTCCGCCTGTGCGACCGAGAGTTGTAACAAAGCAACGACAGTTCGGGATAATATCCAAAAGCAGGCAGACAACTTTGACGTTTACCGAAAGATGACTTTCGTCAATCTGTATTCGGACAAGGTTTTATATTCGGTAGAGGGCTATTTTTCGGTGCAAACAACCTATTCAAACGATTATCAAGGACAGCAAGAAATCGGGATTTTGATAAAAACGGGTGCCAACTCGTACCAAATGCACTATTTCAGCATTGCAAACAATGTTTGTTACGTGATTGAGCAGACTGAAAACACTTCGACAAATCCGTATCGGTGGGAAATAAAGTGGTATATTCCGTTGCCGACGTCGGATGTAGCATAGGAGAGGAACAATGCAAATATGTGAAAACAGCAAAGATTGCTACTATAAGCAAGAAACAGCCGATTTACTGCAAGAATTGGATATTGAACGCTCGGAAGCCGAATTTCAACAAAAGCGATACGCGCGGTTAAAGAAAGCGTTGCACACGAAAAACAAGAACGAGCGAATCGCCGGCGCGAGAAAGTTCGCGGACAGGCTCTGCTACGAGGTTGAAAACGATGTCGTTGCCGAGTACATTATGCAGGTTTTCTATAAATGGCTTAAAGAGGTCGAAAATGAATAAGCCGCATAGAAAAACGAGTTTCCGAAATTGCAACGAATGTATTTATCGATTGACAATGCACTGCTTCAATTCGATAAGTGGCGGTACGTGTTATGAGGGACACAAACAATACAGTCGCATAAAAATGACGGCGGACGAATTAAAACGTTTACGGGAGGCGTTAAATGGACAACGGTAGAAGAAGAGAGATTGAAAGGGCGTTCTATGACTATCAAAAAAACCGTATGGAAGCGGCGGAGTACATATCGGACTTATGCTCGACCAAATCCCCGGTGTTGGAGAATTTAGGTCACGGGAGCGGTATAAGCGACCCGACGGCGTTATCGGGAGTTAAGCTTGCAGAGTACAAAAAATACCTGTGGTGTGAAGTGGTTGAAAAGACCTGCACGACGTTCCGCTTCGAGTATGAATACAAACTCATCAAACTGCGGTATTTCAATCACATATCCCGAAACAGCGTCATAAGTTACCTTAACGTGTCGGAACGAACGTATTGCTATTGGCTTGACAGAGTGCTTATAACGGCGGAGCGTTGGGCGTACGAGTTGGGAGTGATTAAAGATGAATAGTTCTATGTGGGAAGAATTTCTCAAAAAATATCAGCCCCTTTCACGAGAAGAATATCTACTCATTTCATGAGAAACGCGTAAAAATTGGGAAAGAGAATCAAAGGAAAGGGGAGATGTGTACATAAAGATAACTTTACCGAAGCAGACGAACAAAAGGGAAGAAAAAACCTCGAAACCGCCTTAAAACATAAAAAGTGCAAAAAGTTTGCACTTTTTTGGAGAAAATATGTGTTATAATGGTAGCGTGAAGAAATATAAAGCGACCGAAAGAGAAAAAGTCGCGAAAAGATAAGCGTTACCATTGACACATAGTAAAATATGTGTTAAAATACAGAGGTAATGCTTTTTTGTTATGGAGAAGCATTATGGCGGAAGAGTTCAAAAAGACCGGACTTATGGACGGAATGGGCGAAAACAATGATGACGACGATTTCAAAAACGACCCCGAGGGCGGCGGAAACAAAGCACTTCGTTTGCCGTTCGCACTGTGCAAAGCAAAAGGCATAAAGATACAGGATTGGTGGACACCTCGCGACGCTTGGAACGCATTAAAGAACGGCGGATATGTCGAAGATGTTGACGAAGAATACGCCAAACACCTGAAAGAAGAAAAGCGCGAGAAAGATAAAAAGTGGCGCAAAGAGAACCCCGGGCGCGTTGCCATGTGGAAAAAACGTGCCGAAATCAAGAAAGCGCAACTCAAAAACCCTGAGCATAATCCGGATAAAAATTATATTCACGAGGACGGTAAGATTGCCGGTGCCGCAAAAGGTAAGCCGATGACATTTGAACAGGCGGACAGCGGAAGCGTAAATCCGTACTATGGAACGGAGCAAATCGGCTATGTAACCAACTGTCAAACTTGCGTGGCAACATTTGTTGCTCGAAAACTCGGCTACGATGTAAAAGCATTGCCGAACCTCAACAACAAAAACATAGCAGACCTATCGCATAACGTATCGCTTGCTTATCTCGATAAAGACGGAAATCACCCGAAGCAAGAAAGTAGCGACGGCTCGTTAATGAGCGAACCCGGAAAGACGTATGCTTTGCGTTGGGCTTGGAAAGGCAGAAGTTCGGGACATATCGTCCTGATGATGAACGACGGACAAGGGACGTATTTATATGACCCGCAAACGAACACGAAGTATAGTGGCAAATCGGCATATTCGTTCATATCTCGTGGTTATGGTTTCAAAAAAATGGATTTGACCGATTGCACAATCGATGAAAAATTCTGCGATAAAATCATGAAAGGAGTAAAGAAAAATGGATGAAATAAAAACACTCGTCGAAGAACTCGGCGCAAGGTCTTATAAAAAAGGCAAATCGTGGAACGGTTACGAGGTGTATATTCCCGTTTATACCGGTAATCCTTGCGTAGGCTTGCCTCTCGTGGTGCTTGTAAAAGACGGCGAAGCAAGAATAAGCAACGCCAAAGAGGCAATTGATTACCTCAATTACGAATAAAACACCATAAAGGAGCAATAGAAGAATGACGGCAGGTTTATTGGCGTACATATTTACCGGAATTGCGTTGGTAGCTTTTTATGTTTGTACTATTCTTTTGGTAACATCCGCCGACAAAGACGACAAAAAAGAAGACAAAAAAGATAATAAAAAAGATAACTAAAACAAACAAAGGAGCAGACGAAAAAATCTGCTCCTTTTAATATTACTTTTGCAAAGATTTAAGATACTGTTCAATCAGAAAGAGAATATATTCGGGCGGTTTTCTCGTCCCTTGTTCCCAAGTTTGGATAGTAGCAACGGGTATGTGAACAAGCAAAGCGAATTTACTTTGCGATAGCCCGGTAGAGGCTCGGAGTTCTTTAATAGTCATAGTTTAGTCCTCCCACTTTGTTATTAAAAACATATCGTCAAATGCGCGAATAGAATATCTTCCGTTTAATGCGTATAATCTGTGGTTTTCGGCTATTGGATGATTATTATCTATGCCGTCGCAATCGTCAATCAGGATATGAGCGTTATTAAATCTTGCTGTGCCTAAATAATTGCTATTATGTTCATAGTCTATGTTTTGATTTTTGCAATAATTTTCAAGTTCTTCGTAATTATCAAAAATTATAGCATATGTGCTTCCGTCTTCGCCATTTTGTTTTGGATAAGCAATAACATTGCCGTTTCCGCAATCGATTGCTAAGCTACTTATATCGCTGTATGTGTTTATAACTTTCATAATTTACTCCTTGCTTGCGTTTGACCGCACAAGCGCGGTTAATTATTTTAAGCGACGAAAATTTTTCTGTCGCATTTAGCCTGAGTTTTCTTTCCATAAAGCGAATACCACTTATCAGCCGTCGAGTTTATAAGCATTTGCGCTTTTTCATTGTCGTTAGCAAAAACAGCTTCAAGGATATCTTTAACAGCACTTTCGCTTTGTTCGACAGAGTGGTTATCGTCATATCCGAAGTAATCGGCAAGGTTATATAATTCTTGCATAAACCACTTTTCAACTTTAAGCTCGCCGCGCTTTGCTTTTCCGTAGATAACGCTTATCTGTCCTTTGCTGAACTCCGTTGCTTTCTGATAACCGTACTGTTTCATTTTAAGCTCCTCGGACGATTTATTTCGTCAATTTGTTTTATCTGTCTATATTGTACCACATTGACACACATTTGTCAAGCGTTTTTTAATAAAAATCTAAAAAAATCTAAAAAAATCTAAAAAACAAAACAATCTCAAAAAAAGAGGTTGTTTTTTTATTTGGGAAAAACTTTTAAGGAGAAAAAATTATGGTAACAAATTTAACACGTGAAGATATGGAACGCATGATGGTGAATCCGAGCATGAGAGTGCCGGAAGAAGAGATAAAGGAGAAAGTCTATCCAAATACAGCAAAAGAGCGCGTAGAGCAAGAGTTAGACGAGTTACACGAAAAGATACTTAAATTGACTTGCTTTCTATACGGCAGAAAGATAGCGGAGCGCGTCGTAACGCCTGAAATGCGTGAGCTTATGAAACAACAGCTCAAACACATGCAAGCGTATGCAGGAACGCTTCAAGACCGGTTAATTATATGGGATTTTTACAAAAACGAACATAAGGAGTGAGATTATGTCTAAAAAGAAAAATTCAGAGCCGAGGGAGCGGTACAGAGCCGAATGGTTAGGACAGCCGCTAACCGCCGAGGAAGCGCGAGCAAAAGGCAAGGCGGGCGGCATTAAGTCGGGACAGGTTCGCAAAGAAAAAAAAACGCTAAGAGAAACGATGAAATTGCTTCTTAAAGAGCAGTTCAAATTCAACAATCCCGTAACGGACGAGTTCACAAGCGGCGACGGCTACGCTATGTGGTGCGCACAGGTAACAGCGGGTGCTTTGAAAGGCGACAGAAAGTGCCTTGAATATCTGCGTGATATTATCGGGGAGAATCCGTCCACCAAAGTAGTAGGTGCGGAAGAAGAGCCGCTCCGCAAGGTGGAAATAGAGTTTGTGGACGCAAGCAAGCGAACAAAAAAGGAAACCGACCCGAAAATAGTCGGAGAGCAAAGCCCGACCGTTAGCGATGAGAGTTGAACCGTCAACAATGAGAGTTGAGATTGCGGATGTATATAAACCTGCGTTCGATATGTCAACTCCAAAGTGTTGTAAAAACCTATGGTATGCACCGAGAGCGTGCGGCAAGTCGACGTCATTAGGTCGTATTTTGTGGGCGTATTATGTTAATTATCCCGAGTATGACGTTGCGATAGGCGTAGATAGTCTTACAAATGCAGGAGATGTCGTTGTAAGCGAATTTCGGTCTTTCCTTGAAAGTGAGAACCTTGCGGACGATTGGGTATTCAGCGATAAATCGTGTTACCAAAAAGGCGCGCGTAATCAGATACGCTCGTATGCCGTTCAGACGAATAAATTAGACAACGTGAACGCAACGAAGTCGAAGAAGCTTATACGCCCGGTATCGTTGTTCGTAATGGACGAAGTGCAGAAGTTGCATAACAAGGGCATTCTTGATAACTGTTTATCCACGTTCTTACGACAGATGAAAGCAGGGCATAGCAAGGTTATCCTTGCAGGAAACCCCGACCGTGCGGCGATGTGGTTTGATGACTACTACAAAGTCAAGTCGGAAGATGACGAGTGGACGGTCATAAAGCCGACATATCTCGATATCATAGCGTGGCTTCCCGACGCACTAATTCACGAAATCGAGATGATGAGAAAAACCGACCCGGTGTCGTACGCTCAAATATACTTAGGCGACCTCGACGTGGCAGGCTGGGAACAAACATTTCATTCGTTTATCGAAAGAGAGCATTATATACCGAGAGAAGAGTTGCTTGCCGCTCCGCAAAAAACGGGCGATATGCTTCACTCTATCGTTATCGGCATAGACGACGCGGAAAGCCAAGACGCAATAGCGGGCGAAGCCGTTATGGTGCAGAGAAACGGAAATATGAAAGTCAACGAGGGATTGTACCTCTCTTGCAAGGAATTACCCGTAAAGCCTGCACTTACGGAGCGGTGCGCTATCGTAGCGGAGTATCTCGACTATATACAGGCGCATTTCAATCCCGAGCGTGCGATACCGGTAATAATGGTATTCGACTGCGCAAGCGGTATGTATAGACAAATGGCGGTCATGAAACGAACTGACCGCAATTTTATGCGTTGGAGAAACGTGTTATTAAAGCCTTACACAACCAAAGGCGAGAAAGAGGAACAACTGGACGAAGTAAACACGGCGTTTGCGAACGGGATATTGAAAGTCGTAAACGTAGACAGGTATTCGCCGAAGTATTCAAACGCTATGCTTGTCAAACAGATAAAAGCGTTGCGGTACTTGGACAACAAGAAGATAGACCCGACCATTCCGAACGACTGCACGGACGCATTGCAGTACGCGGTTATGACCGTGCTTGCGAATCCGTATCGTTTGTCGTTCCCGGAAAGACGCGCTATTTACGACGCGGACAACGGAGCGGAAGCGTTCCTCGAAAAACTGAAATATGGAGAACTGTAATGAGATTAAGAGAGTTTTTGAACGGAGATATAGCATACACGCGTGCGGAGAAAGAGATACGCGAATGGGTAGAAAAAGCATACCCGGGAATAAGCATAGAGTTTTATCCGCACTTGGAGCTTGTGCGAACGAATAAGCGTGCTATATCCGAAAGACGTTGCAGAAAGATAACCGAAGTGGTCAATATCAAGATAGGCGAGATATTGGAGAAACACTCGGAAGAAATCTATATCGGGGAGCGGTTAGACCGTATCTGGAAGAAACACCCCGAGTTTGACGCGGAAGTCGAGAGTATAGACGACATAAAGAAAAACCCGCTCTTTCTCTCGTACCTGAAAGAGTTGATAATCTGAGGTGCTTATGGAAATTATAGACGATAAAAATTTTATGCCGCTTGGAGTTGGGAGCGAATTATCCGCAGACAGTTTCAAGGTCGTGCAGTATTCAAACACGTACTTGCTTGCCGCTCCGCGTTATTACACTTTTTACGCTTCGTATATCAAGCCGCTTGTCGGAATGTATACGGGCTGGATAGAGGGTTTCCACAATCTCGAATACGGCGTTATACCGACAAAATTCTTGCAGAAGATAGGCAACGGAATAAAGAGCCTTTTGTTCTCGAATCCCGTCGTGCTTAACTCGTACAATCCCGACACGAACAACATAATCGATACGAAGTTCAAGAAAAAGAGCAATTTTGACAATGCAAAAGTCGAAGCGTACGATTTCTGCGAGGCAGGCGGTACGGGACTGTTAAAGCTCAATCGCGACGGCAACGGTGATTTGCGATTTGAAGCAATACCAATGGACAAGTTCTTTATCGAAGTAGACGGCTACGGAGATATAGAGCGCGTTAAGTGCTTTATAGCGACTTATCACGACACTATATCGGCGACGACAGAGTATCACTTATGCGAGGAGCGGTTCTTCAAGTACACGACTATCGGAAGCGTTAAAAAGCGTTTCCCAATGGTGCATTATACGGTTTATCAGACTACGACGAATATTACATACGACGCTGTTCCGACAGACCCCGTGCGTTGGGCAGACGTTCCGCCCGAAGTAAGAAACAGTCTTAAACGCGATTACGGCGAAATCGATATAGACAAAACCGACGCATACACGATGACGAACGATTCGTCAAGGCAGTACGCTACTATGTGGCAAAACTGCACGCTGTTACCGTTCGACGACGATTTAGGCGTAAGGCTGATAAAATTCACTCGTAACATTCCGTCTTTTCCGAAAATGCCGTTCGGTATGCCGCTTGCGGACTTTCTGCAAAACGAACTGTATCAATATGAGCAGTTAAAATTCTTCGAGCGTGTGGAAGTATATACGGCACGCGCAAGGGTAATGATGGACGACTGCAACAGTAATCCGAACGACCCCGAAGAAAGACGGCGTGCGCTTGACCCGATAATCTTCAATTACTACGAGAATTTGCTTAACGGCGAGAAAGACGGCAAGCCGCTCTCGATACAGCCTGAACTACGAGCGGACGAGATAAAAACTCAAAAACAGAATATTTTGAACGACACGGCGGCGGCACTCGGATTATCGAGTACTACGATAGCAAGTTGGTTATCAGACGGCACGACGCAGAAATCCGCTACGGAAATCAAAGCGGGACGAAGCAACACCGAAACGTTCATCAAAGACAAGATAGGTATCATATCACAGCCCTTGCAGGACTTGATTGATATCTATTTTCATTATTATGGGGTCGAAGCTCCCGAAATGCGTATTATGCCCGTAAGCCAAGAGATACAGGCGGAAGAGATACAGCAGTACGCAGAATTGTACGACGGCGGAAAGGTTACCGCTCGTATGCTTGCGGAAAAGATACTCGGCACTAACTCGTACAGGGAAACAAAAGACCTCGAAGAATTTATTATTTCTCACAGTAACAAAGCGCAAATGCCAATGGGCGGCGGTTTACCGCAAGAGAGCGGAGCGGCGGAGAACCCAAAACCGACGACCCAAAACACAAATGCGACGTTAAATAAAACAGCACAAGGAGGGCTGACTAATGGCACTGATAAAATCAATGTTGGATAAATTGATTGCCGAACTGAAAAAAGCACCTCCCGAGGTAAAGAGCGAACTTAAAAGCGCACTCGGCGAGGAAACCGTAACCGCTCCCGAAGTTAAGGAAGAACCCGAAAACAAGGTTGCAGACCCCGTACAGAAAACGGAAGTCAAGGACGAAGTTAAGGAAGAACCCGAAACGGACGGAAACGGCGAAAACAGCGCAGAAAAGGAAGTTGCAACCGACGAAACGCAAGCAACCGAGGAAACGACCGCAGAAGAAGAAACGCCCGAAAATGGCGAAAATACGGAGCCTAAGAAAGAAACCGAAGAAGAGGAAACCGAAGAAGAGGAAACCGAAGAAGAGGAAACCGAAGAAGAGGAAACCGAAGAGGTCGGAACGGAAGCTCCCGAAACGGAAGAAGAACCGGTTATGCAGAAAGGCGTTGAAGCGGACGAGGGCGACGACACGGGCGACGGAGAAACCGAAGCGATAGCGGAAACCGCTCCCGAAGAAACCGAAGAAACCGAAGAGGTTGCCGACGACATTCCCGAAATGCGCAACGAACCTGCCGTAGAAGAATCGGACATGCCTGCCGATTACGAGGCTATTATTGACGGCTTGAACGCGAAAATACTTGCGTTACAGGCTGAAAATCAGAAGTTAAAGGCAAAAACCGAGGGTGCGTTCGGGTATTCGTCCAAAATCGGCGGAGCGGTTAAACATAACTGCCTGTATGACGATTGCGACGGATTAAAAATGCACAAATAATTTTTCAGGAGAATAAAAAATATGTCACTTTTTAACCTTAACAACCAGCAGGTCGCAAAACTGGTATCTAAAACCGTTTACAAGAATCTGTATCCGGACATCGTTCACAAGGACGGATTCGGTATCACCGACAGATTTATCACCCCCGACCAGACCAAAGCCGCAATGATTGATATTTTCGTCCCGATTCCTATCGGCGGCAGATTCCGCATGCGCGGCGCAAGCTCCAACGGCGAATGGGCTAACACCAACAACGCCCCCAACGCGAACAAACAGCGTAATCACGTTCTGTCAAGACGTTTCACTATCGATATCCTCAAAAGATACGACTTCAACATTGCCGTTTCTGAGGACGAAATCGAAATGACCGGAGCGGCAAGCCTCAACGAATCGTTCGAGCAGATTTGTCGTGAACAGATTGAGCAGGATATTGCTATCAACGTAAACGGTTATACGTTCGCAGCACAGCTGTTTGCGTTCTTCACCGAATCGTTCGCGGCGGCTTACGCAAAAGGCTCTTCGGCGGCGGCGACGGATATTACCGACGCAGAAGTCAAAGCGGCACTCGAAAAGTACACTTACGATTCGACCAACAAGACGGGCGCAATCCGTGCGTTCAAGATTTCCAACGCAAAAGTAAGCAAAGGCGACAGCAAGCTGTATGCGGATTACTTCCCGGCAGACGCAAGACAGGCGTTCCTGTTCGACCCGATTTACCTTGTAGACCTTTCCGAAACCGCTTCGATGTCTGCTTCCGACGTTGCAACCCGTATGCTCGCAGGCGGCGGAATGAACGCGTTCACTTCCGAGAAAAAGACCGTTGCGGACTTCCAGAAAGGCTATGTCGGTTGGCTCGACGGTATGCCTCTGTACGAAGTAAGCCAGCAGGTCAAAAATTCCGCTTGGTATTACTTGGGACTTGACGATACCGACGACGCAACCGTTATAGGATATCTCAACGATATTCAGGCAATGATTGCGCCTGCAAACGCAACCATTCGCGGACTGCGTCCCACTTCGTTCAAAACCGTAGACGACCCCGATACTCAGGGCGTCATTATTCAGCCTAAGGTCAATATGGGCGTTCGTTGCCTTTCCGGTACCGCTCTTAAATGCGTCGTGTCCGGTACCGAGTGGACGGGTGCCACTTCCAACGTGGACAACGCAAAAACCACTATCGTTGCTATTCTCAAAGCAATCAATATGGTTCTGCCCAACCTCTCGTACGACAACGACAACAAGGTCGCACAGGCTTCCACTTTGACCTCTAAGGCAGACGGAACTCAAACCCTTGCGTAAGTTAAACCTTTTCGGAGAAGATACAAGTCGGCTCGTCGATGTGCTTTACGGGCATAACGGGGGCGGGAAAGTCTATAACTATTTAGGCAAAGAAACGCTCAGAACGGGCGACTTGGTCACTCCGGAAGTTACTCACCCGGTATCGGGTAAGACTTACAAAACACTCGGCAGAATAGTGTACACGCGCGACGCAAACGGTGCGCCTGCCGAACAAACACTCGACAAATTATCCGACGAATTTGTTATGCTCAAAACATTGGGTTCGACAGACCAACGGTCACTGCCCGGCTACTACCCCGGGTGGGGAGATGACACAATGCACAAACTTAACACTTTCGGCGAATAATTACTCTCCATTTTCCCCTATTAAAGGAGCGACGGTTTCCCTCAATTCCCGTCGCTCTTATGCCGTTAAGAGTATAGCCGTGCAACTCGGCAAAACGGCAACAACACACGGAGGTTTATTATGTTAGATACCACATATCCGCTCAGCGACGACGCAATGGTGTACGACTACACCAAACACAGATACATACTCACGCCTGAGTACGTGCTTAACAATCTCGGCATAGACTTATACGAGAAAATGGGCGGCAAACGTACGGTCAACACGACTACGGCTATAAACGTGCTTTTGGATAACCGCATTTCATTCAAGATTTATTCGGCAATATACGCTCATCAGGACAAGCAACTTATGGAGTATATCCTCGCGAAAAGTCCGTCGGCGCGTAAAGTCCTGCTCGAAGCAATGAGCAATCAATTGCTTGACCTTGTAACTTACGGCGAAAAAGAGAAAGAGCAAGTTTCTCAAACCACTTATAACGCGCTTTTACAGCCGATAGACGAAACGGGCAAGTCGGTTTTGTATAGAATTTACAGAGGCTTTTTAACCTACATTCCGACTTACGAAGAGGGGCATTACTGATATGGATATAACGGATTTTCTCGCTCACGACCGCAAAAAAGAGTTTTTGGTTGGGTATTACAAAAACAGCGAATCCGCGCCCGAAGCGTATTTTGAGTACGGCATAGAAAGCGACAAAACAACGGCGTACAATATGCTTATCAAAAACGTTATGTCCGCAAGGTCGAATATGATTATTCATACGACGTGGGATATGGGCTGGGACACGCTCGGTTTCGTCGAATTACAGGACGGCACCGACTGGCAGGTCGTAGACTATACTACGAGATTGACAAAGCATAATCCCAACGTTTTACGCATTATAAACAGCAACCCGGCAACGGAATACGTCTTGTCGCTCGTAGCGGTAGACAATCCGTTGAAAAAGTTCAGAAACGAATATCAACTATACAGGACGGGCGTGACGGTTAAAGTCAACGAATATCACATCCCCGAAAAGTACATTCTACAAAACGGCGACAAGATAGAAGTTTTTGGTTATGTCCAAAAATTCAACGTCAACGACACAGAATACGATAACGAAGCGGACATTATCATTAAAAACCAAAATATCAGCATTTCGGGAATTGGTTCCGCAGTAAACTATATTTCGATGAAAATACTTTTCAGACAAACCGATTAAGTACCGAAATAACGCCGAAAATCAGCCCGTAATGGGTTTTAAGGAGAAAAACGTGAAATGACAAGGGAACAATTTCAAAAAAGTTGCAACACGGCATTTTCCGCTTTTAAGGACTATGTGCCGAACCCGAAAACGCGTGGGGGCGGATATTACATAAACAAGTACGGACACAGGTGTAAATGCTCAACGGGCAATATGGCGTTTAATGCGTCGAAGATAGAGTTTACCGACGACAGGACGTGCAATATTTATGTTGATGAAAACGTTGCGCCGTATGTGCCGTATACCAATGAAAAATGGGTTTCGCCGAAGTGGAAAGGCAAGAAAAACCCGAATGAGGGTTGGTTCGGGCGTGCGACTTATGTTGTAGCAAAGAACATCGGTAGGCAATTCAAAGCAAGACCGGGGTCAATAAGGAGAATAAGATGATTTCGATACAAACAATAGCAGAGAGATTGACAAAGGATTTAAACGCGCTTGCGCCCGAAAACGTAGAGTTCGTGATAATGGGCGACGGCGGCAGTTATGTTCCGTCGATAAGAAAGCCGCGCTCGAATATCGTCATACAGCGTGTAGACGGAGAAGCGGATATCATATCTTCAACAATTACGCCTGTCAATGGCATAATCGTTGCAACGCAAACGGTGGGCGTGTCGGTGTGCGTGCGTATCGATAAAAGCAAAGGCTTTGACGAAAGCGTGAGATATATCCGCGAAGCGATAGCAACGTATATGAGTACGCCCGTCGTGTTCGACGATACCGTTACAGATGACAAGGGCAATGAACAAACCTACACCGTGACTATGTACGGCTCACAGCCCGAAGCGGGTTCGCGAGAAGTACGGCAGAATTACGGCGACAGTATTGACTATAACTGGGTATGTAACTTTGCAATTGTACAGAATGGCGTAAACAGTCAGAATCAGTCGATAATGTTCGAGGGACAGCCGATACCGTTCACAAGCCTTGTATTGACGAGAGTACCCGTGACCGACGGCGGCGCGTTCAGCAATACGAACGGCGTAGCGAAGTCGTGGCACTCGACTACGGCACTGCAAGTGACCGTGACGGTGCCTGCGCTTACCAACAACAACCTTACCAAAGAACACGCCGACTATGTGATAAACGGCACCGAAAAGGTTTATGATGTAGTGATTAAATTCAGCGAACTGACTGCGACCGATACGGACGGTAAAGCCGCCGTAAAAGAGAACAAAAAGCGAATGATATTCGACGTGGGAAGCATAACGGCGCAACAGATAAACAACGTCGGTATGGAAATAAACTTGTTGGAATACTTCGAGCCGAATGTTTCGGAGGAGGCGTGATATGGCTGACGGCAGACAATACACAATAACCATATACGACAAAACGACGGGGCAAGGCTCTCCGATAGCAGGCGAACAAAACGGCGGTAAGGACACGAAGAACGACGATTCCGCGCCCGATAAAGGCGAAATTGCTCTTAGATGGATGTCGTTCAAACGCGTGGCGAATTATGTTAAACGCGCTATATCCTACGAAATATCTACCGTTAGTTTAAGAACGGGCGCAAGTGAACGGCAACAGCGTATGCAAACCACATATGATATGCTAAATCGTTTTGCCGCTCCTATTGTCGAGGGCGCAGTGTTTGGCGGATTCTACGGGGCTGTCGCCGGTGCGGCAGTTTCGTCAATAGATTTTATTGTTACATCATTCCAAAAAGAAAAAACATTTGCGTTGCAAAGAAATTTAGAATCTATATCTCTCGGCTTGGCAAGAACGCGGAGCGGCGATTCGCTTGCTTACATAAACGGCGGAAGATAAAAGGAGAAAAGGGCAATGAAGAAAAAATCTTTGATAATCCTGTTTGCCGTCATTATTGGGTTGATGATATTCCCGATACTATGGCAAATACAAATAGTCAAGGACTACAAATACGAGTACGAATGGCGAAATGAGGCATATGAGCAGGACGTTGCAAACGGCGTTGTTCAGGATGAAGAAAAGATGAACGCTTGGCTTGGCAAATATAAAACTAAATGGGTAATGCAAAGCGTAGTGCTTGCATTGCTCGTTGTGGGCGAATTTGCTTTAATATGTGTCGAAATAATAACCATATTCCCGAAAATACTTTTTCCGAAAACTACCGCTATAATACTGCTATGCGTAGGTGCTATGTGCGCTATATGTTTATTCCCGCAAGGCGGAAGAGCGAAACAAACAAAGCAAGAGTATAACTCGTGGGCTAAACTCAACACCTGCGGACTTGCCAACGTCGAAAGGGATAAACAAACGATGATGAATATTTGGGGCAACACGCTCACGGGCGACATTATTGCCGAAATATCCTACGGTGTTCTATGTCTTGGAACACTTGCGGGCGTGTGTATCGTGTACTCCGAACGGCTTCTTTTCTACAAAAACGCAATCACGCACAAAAACTTCGTAAAAACGGAAGAAAAACCGACATTTTACGAAGAATTACCCGATTTTGACGACGCATACAACGAAATTTTAAGAAAAAACGAAAAACAGGGCTAAAACGCTTGACTGATAGCAAAATATATTGTATTTATATGCTATAATTCATTTTATAAAAGGAGAAAAGCAAGTATGAAAAAGAGGGTAATTTTAGGCGTTATTTTGATAATAATAGCGATAGGCGGCACTATTGCCATGAATACTGCGGGGATATTTAAAGGCACACCGTATAAAAGCGATAATTATGGCAATCAAATAAAATGTTTTTCTGTCACATTTTACAACAATACATATACAAGCAAAAAAGAATATGAACCCACTGATTATAATTCAAATCCCGAACCTGATGTTGAATGTGGCTATTACATTAAAAACGGCAATAGTGTTGAGTTTTTGAAAAACTATAATTGGAATGGAAAATATAAGATTACCCCGTACCAACTTGTTATTGGGAATATCAAGTATGTCAATAGAGTTGCGATTTGTGTTCAAATACTATTTGTTGCAATGGGTATTCTTGGGGCAATATTATTGATTAAATCAAGAAAAAGCAAACGATTGAATTTGGACGAAAACGGAGAAAAGAATGGAACTACTAAAATTTAATAGATTGAAAGTCTTGATAGACGGCACGGATTACACAAATCACGTGCCGTTTCCTTTTAAGTGGAGTGCGCTTTTAGATGAACAACTCGACGAAGCAACGCTCGAACTTGTGCGAGTGCCGATAGACAACTTCGAGCAACTTCTCGATGTCGTTGTAAAAGTATGGAACGATAGCGACGAAACAAGAGTTATAACTCATAATATGTTAGTCGCAAACGACGACGCGCACGAAATTCCCGTAGGAAGCGGCAAGTACAATCATACGTTGTATCTGATAGAAGAAACAAAGTATTTAGAGGGTTTTTACGTTCGTTCGCATGGATATGTTAAATCATTGAAAAAAAAATATGATTTAACGGTTGTTGGTGATATATTAAAATCAGTAGAATCGCCAATCAAAAGCGTTTCAACGCCAACAATAAGTGTGCCAAAAACAAGTAACGATACATATTTACCCTCTCTGTCGCACGTTTGTAAAATAGAAGAATATGTTGATAAAATATACACCTATACAAGTAAATTTTTATCAGGTGAAATTCAAATATTGCAAAACGGAATTACGGTGAGTACAAATAACAATACCACTCAACTACCAACTATTCCTATCTATGTACCCACAGGAACGTTTGAGGCAATATATAAGGTAAATTTTGATGTTCAAGGTGTCCTCAATGTTGGAGGTAACACTGAAACAGTTCATTGGTATCCTTCGGTTACAATAAAGTATGAATTAACTTGTTTGCCACAAGATGTATATAGTGTTATTAGTTGGACGGCTCGTTCGGTAATCGAACGGGCTTTGATTTTAGCCGAACCGCTCCGTGAGGGAAATTGTCCTCGTTTTTGGCTTAATCCGACACAAGCCGCAGAGTTTGAGAAAATTGCAGTTCCCGAATTTCAGTTTACTCAATCAAATCTGCGCGAGATATTGCAAGGCATAGGGCAATATATACACGGCGAGCCGAGATTAAAAGGACACGAAATTTACTACGACATGTACGGAAGTTCGGAACAGACCGAGCCGTACAGCGTATATGCGGCAAAGGAAGTATCTCGAACGCTCGACAGATATACTACGAACATCGACAGTAGCGTAGGCAACCTTGTCAATTCGCTCGGATATGCAAAGGGCGTGTTTGTAGAGCCTTTTGCGGGTGCGGCATTGTCTATGCGTTGCGAAACGATGTATGCGCGAGTAACCGAAGATAACATGATATTTCCGACGAAATTTGGTATAAATAGTGTTGAGAAATTCGAGTATTACGATGACACAAACAATAAATTTTGGGATATAACCCCGTGCGTAGTTGAATCGGCAGACTATAACCAAATGTCCTCATTTGGTGGTGTATATCCATTAACCAAAGGATTTGCTTTGTACTATACACAGGGGGAGAAGGGCATTGCTGGTTTTAATTTTAAAACGGAAGGATGGTTATTGCCCGCATATTCCAGTTATGCTATCATTAACATATTGAGTGTTATTATGGGTAGCAATCCCGGAGTTTCAGATTACGCGAAAATGCAATTCCGCATAACCTATCAGGCGTTTATGCCGGCGAGAGTTCAGCAGAATAAGTCGCTTATTGTGGCGAAGAAGCATTTTACTACCGCATACAATCAAGGACAAAACGTTGTCGAAAGTAGCTATTACGGCGAAAACATCAAAGGCGTTGTTGCTCGTTTGGGTAACGTGGATAAGGTTGTAACGGTGGTAAAACAAGGACTTCCTATTATCCCGAAAGTCGGCACGCTTTACGATGACGATTATTATATATCTACCGTAGCCGTCGAGGCACAGCCGCAAACGACAAAAATAACGCTTGCGCTTTCGCAGGACTTCAACAGATATTCGGCTTACGTTTCGCTCGACAGGCAGAAGCGACAATACGAAATAAGCGAAAAGGCGGCATATGAAAGTATGCTTTCGTATCGTGATTATGCAATAATCGGGGATAACGCTACTACATACGGCGACGCTATAACTAAAATCAACAAAGTTGTGGAGTTTATCCAATACCCGCAAGACACAAACAAACCAGTGACATTGCTTAAAGCGAAAGGTGTTGATGTTGACGGGAATAATTTACAAGAAGTTGCACTTCCTTGTCAACCTGCGGCAATGGGCAATTCAATAGTATTTATATCCGGGTACAAGGATAACTATTCGGCTGGCGAAAGTGCTACATATCAAGAAAATGGAACAGTCAGTGGTTATTTCCAGCAAGGTGTACCATATTCCGATGGTTTCGGCAATATAGAAAAACTTCACCTCGAATACTACACAGGCGGCAAGGCTATCGGGGAAGATAATGAGTTCAACCTTGCAAGCACGCTTCCTGCCGCAAATTACTTATTACCCGATGATTCGCCGCTCATAACTACGGGAGATAATCCGTTGTGGGTAAAGAAAGGCTCTACGGAGATTTTGGGCATTAACTACCAAATAGATTTCGTAAGTAACCGCCGAAGTATTATTATCGGAAGCGGATTCGCAAAGTACTGCTCGCTCGTAAACGGCTATGATGATTCGGAAATATCGTTGGTATTACTCAAAAACCGCCTGAATAAATTCGAGCGCACGGTCAAATTCACGGAAGCGGACAAACGCACGTTCCCGAAGTTTACTATTCTCGACGAGCCGAGAGCGTCGTTCAACGCTTATACCTTGACACAAGCCGACGGGAACATAAAAGCGTGGGCGGTTGTTAAAGGCGACGAACTGTTGTTTGGCGAAAACAAGGCGTATGCGGTGGGAGATAACATATTCGCGAATTTGTATATCACAATGGCGCACGACTATCTGCCGCCTGCATACACGGACAAGTTAGACGGCGGAATAACGCTATACCCGAACGATACGTCTGCGGACAATCCCGTGAAGAAAGTCGGCGACGAATATGTGGTCGATTGGCAAACGACGTACGATAATGCGTATTGGGTGAATATTCGAGGCGTGAATAAGCCGAACGACACGGCGACCGTCCCGAACGGATTAAAGCCTTATCAGGACGCAAACGGAATATGGCACATAGTCGGCAAGTTATACACCGACGATAACGTTGTATTAAAAATCACTGCTTTTAAGTGGAGGTAAAAATATGGACAAAGAGAAGATAGCACAGGCAATACTGGCGATTCGCGGAGCGCGTGACGAAGCGGACACGATAGCGGAATACCTTGCGCGATTAGCCGAGCAACCCGATACGAGCGAAATCGAGGACGAGTATACGGAGATTATCGGCGACGAGTTTAACCACATTATCAAATTCACGGAGTTAGCCTCGGAACTCTGCGGAATAGATATACCGGAGGACTGATATGCTAATAGTACTTGACCAAAATTACCGTCCGATAGCGACGAGCGATATGACCATAACGCAGGGCGACGCGGCACTCGGCAGACTGCTTGTCGTCGCTCCGCCTGCGGTCGGAATTGCGGCTTCGTTTCAATTGCCCGATGAAACGATAACGCAAAAATATCCGTTGTTTATGAACCCGGCAAAAGTTCCTGACGAAGTGGATTACTATGTGTATTCGCTGAACGTAAAGAGCAATATTTTTTCGGGTGTTTCGGGTAAACTGCTGATACAACTCACCGCTTCTATAACAGGTTCCGACGGGACGAATCAGGAGTTTGCCGTTGCCCCGATAGAAATGAACGTATTGAAAGGCGCGGTGACTATCCCTCAGGCGGGAAAAGACATACCCTCGGACGCAACGTGGACGTCGTTGCTTACGGGAATATCGTCGCTATCGTCAGCAGTAGCGGACATGGAAAAACACGCCGTGACCGCTATATCGGGCGTGGATAATATGTGGGATTTGAAAACAGGCTATTACAAACTGCTTGCGGGCGGAATGATACGGCTTAAATTTCTTAGCACTACCGACGCGCTTATTAACACAAATGAAGATATGCTTGTGTGGGTGGACAACAAAACAAGCAAAAACGCTACGTTTATCGCAATGAACGCTCCAAACAGGGACAGTACGGGAGGAATGCCGAGTAATCCGACATTTATCTACGGTTATTCGTACAACAACGGTTCGTCGTATTCTCGTAAAGAATTTGCGCTTAAAACATACGCAGAACCATACACGGCAGGCTATGGCATAAATATAACCGGGCAAGAAATAAGCGTATCTTTGCCGATAGCCGAAACACAGAGCGTATGAGGAGGAATGTATGGCAGATTGGATAATCAAAGATACAACGCTCCGAAGAATAGCGGATAAGGTACGAGGTCTTAACGATTCGGGCGCAAAAATGCTCGTCAAGAACATAGCGGACAATATCCCCGAAAAACAAGACAAGAGCGTTTCTATAACCGAGAACGGAACGCAGACCATTAAACCCGATAGCGGCAAGATTTTAGGCGACGTTATTATCGAAACCAATGTCGAGGGTGGGAATAAGCCCGAACAGGCAAAGACGATAAACGTCACGGCAAACGGCACGCAGACTGTCAAGCCTGATACGGGGAAAACATTATCGCAAGTAACTGTAATAACCAATGTCGAGGGGAGCGAAGTTGTTTTGCAAGAAAAAACTGTTGCGCCTACGCAGGAGCAACAGCAAGTCCGCCCCGATATAGGATATAATGGGTTAAGCCAAGTAACGGTTGAAGCAATTCTTACAGAAGAAAAAACCGTTACGCCTGCCGCAACGGAATTTTATGTTTTGCCGACTACGGGTAAATACCTTACTCGTGTAAAGGTAAATGCCGTACCGGCAGAAGAGAAAACGATTACCTCGAACGGCACGTATGAGCCGAGCGACGGTAAATTTCTTTCCAAAGTGGTTGTAAACGTTCCAAGAGCAGAAGCACAAGTAAAAACCGTAACAGTTACCGAGAACAATAAAACGACTTACGTATTCCCGGACGAGGGAAAAACTCTGTCGCATGTGGTTATCAACACAAACGTACCCGGTACGGATTTTACGAAAGTAACGGCAGTGCCTGCGGATGTTGTTTCGGGTAAAGCTTTTTACGATAAAAACGGCTCGTTAGCATATGGCACAATGCCACAGTACAACGGCGAATATTTCGCAGGTCTTTATCCGCCGACCATAAGCATTGCAGATAACACTCTTATGTGGGAAGCGGTTTTAGGTGCCGACGGATATAAAATATATAAACAGACAAGCTCATCTTCATATGAACTTATCGCAGAAATAACCGCTACTGAATACGATTTGTTGAACTTGGCTGTTGGAAATTATACATTGTGTGTTACCGCGTTTACAAGCGATTTGGAAACGCCAAACAGCAACGCCGTCAATTGGATAAAGGCAAAAATACAATACACGCTTACGAATACGTCGCTTTTGAGCGCACCTGAATATTTTACAACAAATACACCTGCGACAATAACGTTTAATAAGGCGTTTGGGTATACATATCCGTCAACGCCCGTTGTGGTTTCGGCACAGCTCGATTCGTACAGCAACGGCGTTTTGGTTTTATCGTCGCCTAACAATATGAGCGTTAGCGTTACGGCGAACGGTGTAAAAGATACGAGCGCAACCATTACAGCTGGGTCTTACAAATTTAAAGTTGACCCAACCGCAATACAGTCAAATCTTACCGAAGATATTAACTTCACGGCGAATGGGGCAAGCTATACTGCTTTGAGTGCATATTCAAGCGGCAATATAGATTACCGAAACGGAGATACTGTTGTACAAGCGTATAACGGGACTACTTGGAGCGATTCTCGCACTATAACAGTAACAAGCACTGCGCACGTGAGTGCTGATTTCCTCTTGTGGTTCAATAACGCAATGGAGCAAAAGCTCGGCGCACCTTTTATCAAAATTACGGGTGCTGTCGTTTCGTGGACAGCGGTTGCAAATGCGACTTCTTACGAAATACGCTTTGGTGTCACAACTCTTGCAACTACGAGCGGCACTTCGTTCAATATTTCTACTTATGGTAAGACAATGGGCGCAGGCTCGCACAATATTACCGTTATAGCGAAAGCAAACGGTTTTGCAGATAGCTCCGCGAGCAATGCTGTTACCTATACCGTGTACAGGCTGACAGCGGCGGCGGATTTTCGATGTCAAGCTATCAGCGGATATTCTGAATTGTTCTCGTGGGACTATATGGACTCTCACGCAACAGGCGGCATAGTTTACGAGGAAACGTCGCAAGGTTATACGCAGATAGCAGAGCATACGCGTGACGGCGGTTCCGTGCAGTTGCCGTATTCAGGACCGTTCACTATCGGCGCGCATACCTATGTATGCAAGCTTGTAGATTCTACGGGAGTGTATGACGATAGCAATTACAGCGACGCTATTACGGTTTCTGTGTATGCTTTGACATGGAACGTAGCGGGCGCAAGCAAGCCTACACAGACATATGCGCTCGGCAATGCTTCGTCCAATTTTTACACGATAACGCCCGATTCGGGTAATGAATTGCCCGAAGCAATCGAGGTGCAAGGTTTATCAACCTATACTTGGAGTGTTGGAAGCAGTGGCAACGGCACGTTCTCGTTTGATTCTGCGAATATAAATGCGGCGACTTATGCGAGCGGGATTGTGGTAACTATCAACGCGGCAAAACAAGCGACCATTGCCGCAGGCACTTATGTTTGGACGACAGACCCCACGCTTTCTTCAACTTTGGTAGAAGCGAATTTCAATTTCACAAGTGGCGGCACGAGCTATACGAAGCTATCTTCGGGCAACAACGATTTTATCAAATATAACGATACTACCGTATATTCGATGTCGGGCGGCGCAACATGGACACCTGCTACGGCGCAGACTATCACTGTAACGACCGAACAAAACGTTCCGCAAGATGTGTATAACTTTTTCTTCGGCGGTAGTTTGTTAAAACAGCTGTCGCAACCGGTCATTGCGGCATGCGAAAGATTTATGTTTTGGAATAGAGTTGAAAATGCAACTCAATATTCGTTTAGCGTAACACAAGGTTCTAACACATATGATTTCGGAACAATATACGACATACACAACTTCGTAGAAGCAAAAGCGGCAAACTACAATTTCAATAATAAAAAAATTTCGCTGACGGAGGGTGGTTACAATTTCAAAGCACCTTTTTCGGGTAATACCGTCAGAATTATGTTTACCAACGGTTGTTACTTTGAAATTTTCTGCGGAGCAGGTATAACACTGTCGTATTATGACGCGGATACAGGTTTAACAAGCACGATTGCAAATGGTTCGTTCGATACGCCTATAAGCTTTACGTTCGGCGATACGGGCGAGCTGTATGTAGAAAAGTTCTTGCTCGGACAAGGCACATCACCGTCGTCATTTGCGGAAATAACACCCGAAGAGTTCAAAGCAGGCATAACACTCAACTTTGATTTATAAGGAGGCAATATGGCTAAAAAATATGAAGTCCCGTTGGAGAACCCAACGGGTGTAATTTTGCAAACTGCAAATAAGTTTGTAGACAGAGTTATTCTCGTTAAACCGAAATTACAATCTAAAACCGTAACCGCGTCGGCAGGCACAGTCCGAGCCGACGACGGCTATTGCGGGCTATTGGAAGTCACTATAAGCGGTGTGTCTACGCAAGCCGCTGTTGTGAGTGATACAGTGGAAATTTCGGGAAACAGCGGAGAATTTACGACAGCGGAATACGAAAAGATAAAATCGGGCGCAGACATAATCAGGAACGGAGTGGGATTCGTTATGCTTAACGAATTAAACGACGTTAAATGCTACGCCGCAAGTGAGATAACGGGCGAAACGGTAACGCTTACTGTGATAAAGGTCAAAGGCAAGTCGTGGATTGTTTCGACATTCGAGATATAAGGAGGTAAGTATGGCGGACGAATATTGGGCTTTGGGCGATAATCCCGTCCTTTGGGACACGGCTACGCTTGGCAGCAGTTTAACAGGCATAACATTTTCCATAGGCAGCAGTCAGGATACTTACAGCAAATTTACACAATTCACATCAGGCGGAACCATATATCTTAGAGCTGATAGCGATAATAATACGAGGCGTACAATAGGTTCAAAACCAGCAACTGGTGTTTTTAGTTATGAAAAGCAATACGGTCGTGTTATTACTATTCATAGCATTGAATCTGGAAGTACTGCTTACGAGTGGATAAAGTCGGCAACGGGCGGCAAAGGCGTTAAGTATGATTTTATGCAAGATTTAGCCAGCCTTAATTTAACAAATTATCAAAAACTATCCACAGGTTCAGACAGTACAACAAAAATAACAGCAAAAGCTAACGGCTATGCGCCAAACAGTAATACGGCAACATGGAGAAAAGGTTCGTAAGGAGTTTTTATGAAAATTAAAGTTGAAGAGAAAAGAGCGGTCATTATAGATAATGCACCGCTCATTATCGATGTAAGAGAAAAGAACTACATAGATGTCGAAATCCCCGATGATAAAACTTACTTCGTCGGGTTTATCGGCACTACAACCGAAAAGAGAGAGGTTTTAGGCGGTAAAGTCGAATTGCCGAAAACCTTTTTCACGGAGCAGACACTCCAACTTGTTGTTTATCGGGCGGACGGTGAGAGCATAACGGCAATACCGTGTGAGCCGATAAAGCTGTTTCGCGTAAACAACAAGGCGTTGTTTTTGATGTATATCGAAAACGCGCTCGGCAAGGAAGATGTAAGGGACAAAGCGGAATCGGCAATGGCGCAGTGCTATGCTATGGCGGAAATGCTCCAAAAAGCATTGGCAAGAGTAGCCACTCTCGAAACGGAACTTACTGCGGCTAAAAACGACCTTGCAAACTTCCACAAACTCTATGACGAGAATGTCGCAAAGATAAACGACGTCATTCAGCGTGTAGAGAACATGGAAGCCGACTACGACATTTTAACCAAATAACGGAGGTATAAAACAATGAAAAAATTAACCATTATATTCGCTATCCTTGTGTGCTTGTGTTTTACTGCGGGTATTTCCGTCGTATATGCGGAAAATACGCCGAATTTGCAAGTTGCAACCGAAGAAACGGGACAAACCGAGGAAACGGACGGAAAGACTGAAAACGGCTCTACGGGCGAAATTTCGGGCGAAAACGAAGATATAAACAAGGGTGAAGAAACACCCGGCGACGGTTCGGACGAAACTCCCGGGGATAAGCCGAAAGAGGACAAGCCCGTCGATAAAGACGCATTGCTTGAAGAACTTATTAAAAAGGTTGACGAGTTGATAGCGGAGAAGAACGACGAGGGGCTTGATAAACTATGGGAAGTAATCCGACCTTTTGTTATTTATGTTTTGTCGGCATTACTCAGCGGCACTATAATTGCAGGGTTTATAAGCAGAGCGATTGCGAAAAAATACGATACGAAAGCGATTGCGAAATCTGTTGTCGAAGATATAGCGAATAAGGATATTTCCGTTGATCTCGAAACTATGACGAGAAAGGAAATAATGGCTATCGGCACGGCACTTAAAGCGAATTTGCAAGACGGGCTTGCGGGCGTTGAGAATATGCGCCGTTCGCTTGCGCTTGTGTGCGGTGCTTTGGCAAAATCTAAAACTTTGACGCAGGAAGAGAGGGAAGAACTTGCCGCAGAAGCGAAGAAACTCGATGAAACCGTGCAGGCGGAAGCAAAAGAGAAAGTCGTCGTGCGACTTGAAAAGTCCGAGCCTGACAAAGAAACGGGCGGGGAAACGGGCGGATTGTTCGACAACCTCGGCAAGTGAGGTGAACTATGAAAGGCGCAAAATTGATATTTACGCTTTTTGAAGTGCTGTTCGTGGCGGTTGTGCCTGTCGCATTGGTTATTTATCAATACGGTTATGTGCAACCGACTTCGGCGGCGTTCAAAATATCGCTTACGGGCATAATCTTAATTGCGCTCGTGTTCTACGGCGTAAAAAAGGTTATTCTCGACCGAAAACTTCGCAATTGGGAAGCGCAATATAACAACTATGTTTCGGCTTATAAAATCGAAACGGACTTAGAGAAAAAAGAGAGGGCAAAGCAGGAAATACAGAAATATCAAACTTGCATAGTGCTGATTCGGGCGTTTATTCCGATGTTGATATTCTGCATGATTCAGGTTTTGGCAAAAGCGTTAGAAGCGGAAATGATAACTTTGTCCAGCCTTGCGGGGCTGATAACGGCAAGTTTCGCCGTCGGTATCGTATTTGCGGTGCTTGCGGCAAGAGAGGTATAAATGACTTATGAGCAAATAGACAAAAAACGCAAGAATATAGGAAGCGTGGTTTTGTTCGACATAATAATGGGCATAATCACGCTTGCGTCGTTCTCGGTGAGTATCATATCCGACTATGTAAAAGTCGGGTTTGATTTTTCGTTCCTGATGTCTTTCTCGTATTGGGCGGGGCTTATCGCTAACAACATTATCAACATAGCAATGTGCGTGGCGTTCCGTTCGGTAATGAGGGACAGGGAATCAAGGCTTAACGGCGAACTCGTTAAGATGAAATGCGATATAGAATCGGCGAAAAGATACATATATCAAAACAACCACAACAAAGAGTTGAAACAATTCGTCGATGAAAGAAACGCCGAGCGAAAATTCAAAATGTACGTCGAGCAGATAAAGCGTAAAGCGGATAAATCGAAAGCACGAAAGAACGTAGATAAATACGCTACGAAATTGCAGTACGAGAAAGAAAGCAAGAATCCACGTCCGTGGGTTATTGCGAAGTACGAGAAAATTATCCTTAAAAACAGGTCGGAATACAACGGTATGCTTGCTAAATTGCAGACGGCAAAAGAGGACAGCGTTTGGAAGCGCGTTAAAGGTTATCGCCCGATAAGAACGGCGATATTGTTTTCAACAGCGGAAAAGATAGCCGACAATACTGCCGACAATTACGAAGTGAACAACGCGAAAGAGTTCGCTTACTTTTTTGTCAAAAAAATCGTATTTATGCTGTTGTTTACGACGTTCCTCGGAACGCTTGTGCCGCAAGGCTTTGTTTTTGACTACACGCTTTTGTGGTCAACTGCCGTAAAAGTCTTTTGGGGTTCGATGTCGTTGTACGCGGGCGGCTCTTCGGGCATAGAATATATTCGTCAGGTGCTTGTCCCGGCGGTAAACGGACGTGTAGATTTCGTTCAGCAATTCCTTGAAACGCTCCCGAAAAAATCGAGCGAACAGATGTAAAAAAAGTTTGGGTACTAATGCCAAAAAAGCGGAAAAACAGGCTTTTTTTATAGATTTTTTAAGGTTTTTGGCATTTTTTCAAGCCCTTTTAATCATGGTGTCCCGGGTTCGATTCCCGGATGAGCCACCAAAAATCAGCA